AACGATGGGTCAATCCAACATCTCGACTTTTTGGATGAATGGTCAAAAGATGTGTATAAAACCTCTATGGAAATTGACCAAAGATGGATTGTTGACCATGCAGCTAACAGACAAAGTTTCATTGACCAGGCGCAAAGCATCAACTTGTTTTTCAGGCCTGACACCAATGTGAAATATTTACATGCAGTTCATTATCAGGCATGGAAACAAGGACTTAAAACATTGTATTATTGTCGTAGTGAAAAACTCGCCAAGGCAGATAAAGTGGCGAAGAAGATTGAAAGACAAGTAATAGAAGAAATCGATTTGAAACAATTGGCATCTGAAGAAGTATACCTGGCATGCGAAGGATAATAAATGGTAAAGAAGAAACACGATTTAATGGATGAAAGACAGAGTTTTAAACCTTTCTATTATCCATGGGCATATGAAGCGTGGTTGCGCCACGAACAAATTCATTGGCTTCACACCGAAGTACCGATGCTCGAAGATGTAAAAGATTGGAAGAATAGATTAACTGCAAGTGAGAAACAATTTCTCACACACATTTTCCGATTCTTCACACAAGGTGATGTGGATGTTGCAGGTGGTTATGTAAAGAACTATCTGCCATATTTTCCACAACCAGAAGTAAGAATGATGTTGTTGGGTTTTGCAGCTCGTGAAGCATTACATATTGCCGCATATTCACACCTTATTGAAACATTGGGTCTACCAGATACCATGTATAATCAATTCTTAGAATATGATGCGATGAGACAAAAACACGATTATGTGATAGACATTGCAGGCCAAAACTCTACGAAACAAAACACCGCAAAACACATTGCAGTATTCTCCGCATTTACTGAGGGTATGCAATTGTTCTCATCATTCATTATGTTGTTGAACTTCCCTCGCAACGGCACAATGAAAGGCATGGGTCAAATCGTTACATGGTCAATCGTTGATGAAACAATGCACACCGAGTCCATGATTAAATTGTTTAGAACTTATATTGAAGAAAACAAAGAAATTTGGAACGATGAACTCAAAGGTGAATTATACACTATTGCTGAAAGAATGGTTACATTAGAAGATAAGTTTATCGACCTTGCATTTCAAATGGGCGACATGCAACGCCTAAGTAGTGAAGATGTTAAAAAGTATATCCGATATATTGCAGACCGCAGATTGATTAGTCTTGGTCTCAAAGGTATCTTTAAGGTTAAAAAGAATCCATTGCCATGGGTTGAAGAAATGGTCAACTCACCTGTGCATGGTAACTTCTTTGAGAACCGAGTGACCGATTATGCCAAGGGTGCCTTGTCAGGAAATTGGGATGATGTGTGGGGTAAAGCCGCTTGATAGAACTAATCTACCTGCTTGTATGCACACACATTACAATTATTTGTGTGACGCTGTTTTTGCATAGAGGACAAGCACATCGAGGTATTGAGTTTTCTCCTGTATTAGGTCACTTCATGCGTTTCTGGTTGTGGTTAACAACTGGCATGGTCACAAAAGAATGGGTTGCAGTTCATCGTAAACACCACGCCAATACAGATAAAGTAGGTGACCCACACTCACCACATAACGAAGGTCTTTTGAAAATGTTATATGGTGGTGCAAAGTTATATGCAAAATCAGCCGAAGATAAACAGATGGTTAAAATCTACGGCGTAGGCACACCTGATGATTGGGTCGAAAATAATGTTTACAGTAAATATAGTAAAGTCGGTTTTACTTTATTACTGATATTCAATACATTAATGTTTAATGGTTGGGGTATAGTTATCTGGTTGATTCAGATGGCTTGGATTCCTTTTTGGGCAGCAGGTGTTATCAATGGCGTAGGTCATTGCATCGGTTATCGAAATTGGAATACAAAAGATAAATCCACTAATATTCTCCCTATCGGTATTATTATCGGTGGCGAAGAACTACATAATAATCATCACAATTCACCTGCAAGTCCTAAGTTAAGTAATAAATGGTGGGAGTTTGATATAGGTTGGATGTGGTACAACATATTCAAGTTCTTTAAATTAGCGAATTAAATGATAACATTAGATGAGTCTGCTAAAGATAAAATAACTGACTTATACATAGACGAGAATGATCCGAACATTAAAGGATTAAGAATCTTTGTTCAAGGTGGCGGTTGTTCTGGTTTTTCATATGGATTCACATGGGATTGGGAAAAGAACGAAGATGACTTTGAATTTTCCATTAATGAGAAGATTCAAGTATTGGTTGATGCAATGAGTATGCAATATTTACAAGGTGCAACAATCAAATATAAAACAGAATTAATGGGTTCAAACTTTGTAATTGAAAATCCAAATGCAACTAACAAGTGTGGTTGCGGTTCATCATTTGCAATATAAAAGAGAGACACAAAATGAAAAAACTATTACTAATTTTAATGCTTGTGCCTACGATAGTGTTCGCACAAAAAGCACCACAAGGAGTAACCTATGATGCACAGGTCGTCAGAGTAAATGACGGTGATACTGTTGTCATAGCGGCACCCTTTTTACCTGCACCACTTAAACCTGAACTTGCCGTCAGAGTTTATGGAGTCGATACGCCAGAAAAAGGACACAGAGCACAATGTCCTTCAGAAGATGCAAGAGGAAAAGCCGCTTCTGAATTTACAAAAAACGCAGTCGCAAAGTCCCTTAAGCGTCAGGTTACGCTTTACGGCTGGGATAAATTCGGCGGTCGTGTATTGGGCGATATCGTTTTAGATGGTCAATCGCTTAGAACTTTATTGATTCAAAACGGATTCGCCAGAGAATACTATGGCGATGCGAAACAATCATGGTGTAACTAATGGCATCCTTGCATCATAGTTGCGATAATTGTGGTTCTGAATTTACGGTCAAGTATAACGAAGAAGCCGTAGAAGATGCACCACATTATTGCCCATTTTGTTGTGAAATGATTGTCGATATCGATGAAATTGAGGATGAAGATGAATAAGTAACCATATGACATGGTACTTTCATAATACACCGCAAGAATTTACAGAAGAAGATATAAAAGACAATTTCGGATTTGTCTATCTTATTACACATAACCCAACAGGCCGCAAATACATTGGTAAGAAATTCTTTACCAAAGCGGCCACTCGCCAAGTCAAGGGCAAACGAAAGAAGATTCGTAAGTCCTCTGATTGGGAAAAGTATTGGGGTTCCAACAAAAAATTACAAGAAGAAGTTAAGCAGAACGGGAGTGAAAACTATACCCGTGAGATTCTGCATCTTTGTAAAACCAGAAGTGAATGTTCTTATTGGGAGACTTTTGAGATATTCAGCAGACATGCACTACTGAATGATGGGTATTACAATGAATGGGTTTCTTGTAAGATTAGGAAGGACCATGTAATGAAACATTTAACGGAGGACACCAATACTTAGACAAAATTAGAACCTAGTAAGTTCGAAAAAAGGTAAAAATTAACCAAAATTGCCTAACAAAGGAAACAAATGGCTAGGAACAAAGCAAACACCGAAATCATTAACACAGCGGCCAAACAAACCAATCATCTGAAACTACGGATTGATGACTTAAAAACATTCGAACCTCTCACACAAAATCAAAAACTATTTTTTGATGCCTACAAAAGACAAGACTATTTCGTTGCACTTCACGGTGTTGCAGGCACAGGTAAAACATTCTGTGCATTATATAAAGCGATTGAAGAAGTCCTTGACAAAGCAAATCCATTTAACAAAATCATTGTCGTAAGGTCTGCGGTGCAAAGCCGTGAGATTGGTCATCTACCTGGTGATGTAAACGAAAAAATGGATATCTATCAACAACCATATCGCCAAATCTGTCATACACTATTTGGTCGTCACGATGCATGGGATAGATTAGAAGAACAACACCACATTGAATTTATTTCCACATCATTTATCCGAGGCATGTCATTCGATGACGCCATCATTATTGTTGATGAGATGCAGAACATGACCTTTGAAGAAATCGACACCGTGATGACCCGTGTTGGTTACAGGTCAAAGATTATCTGGTGTGGTGACTATCGACAAACCGACCTGAATAAGAAAAAGAATGATGTATCAGGTATTCTAAAATTCTTTGATATAGCGATGCACATGAAGGCATTTACCAGAATTGAATTTACTGCCGATGATATTGTCCGTTCGTCATTGGTCAAAGATTACATTCTCGCCAAAATGCGATACGAAGATAACATTTCATAAGGTGAGATTCTTAGACCTTTGCCTCTAAACTATGTTGCAATGCAATATAATTGACTAAATAAGATTGTGATGCCTTCTAGGGTCACAGTCTTATCAATTTATAAACTCGCTTAATTAAGGAGCACACTATGTTTCAAATCTTCAATGCGGCTATTGATGCCGTTCAAAACGCAAAAACTCAAACTGTCAAAACTTTTGTAACAGATGAGAATCTTGCAAAACCATTGCAAACTTATATCGATGCACAAGCATCCTTTGCAAAAAAACTTACACAAGAAACTTTGAATTTCTATACCACAGTTGGTACTGCATTAATGAATATTGACGCTAAGAAAGTTTTTTCTACAAAATGAAAAAAACTTTAAGAGGCATCTATCTATTCTTTAAGGGAATTGGTTATGCTCGTGCTGCCTCAATGCATGCTCGAATGGGAGACCATAAGAAAGCCATTGAGATTATGAAAGAGTATGAGCAATGCAAGTAAATAACTGGCGCCCAATGACCGATGAAGATTGGGAATGGGTTAACGGAAAAGTACCAGTTCCAACACCAGCAAAGTGAGGTTCTCAGGTTGCATACATAAGAATATGCAACCGAGAACCCGATTAATTCCATCGAAGCGTCACCTTGAAGTGGCTTCTAAGACCAAATCTTGGCATCCAGTCGAAAGAAATGGCTGGATTATTAAGTTCTCTCAATACAGAGATTCCAATATCCTATTATTCATAGTCTCCAGGCATACTGGCCAGACAATCGTTCGGTATTTCCCACATGAAGATGAAGCCGTCAGTTTCATTAACATTGTGGTAGAATTAGATGCCGGAGAGGTTTACGACCTCTGATTACATAAATAGACTATAAATTATAATAACCATTCATGGGTAATCTATTATGCCATTAAGCCGAATTACAGGTCCTTCAATCGCCAATAACTCTGTTATCATTGAGGACTTTGCGAGTGCCAGAGACACCGCAGTTTATTCACCGTCAGCAAACACAGTTTCAATCCGAACCGCAAATACAGAGCGTGTGCGTGTTAATTCCACCGGTAATACTTTTATTGGTGTTACCAGTGCTGTTTGGGACGAAAGATTGGGTATTCGTACCATATCTGGTACCGGACAAGTTGGTATTGGTGTTTATTCCAGTGACACCTCATATGCCAGTTCTTGTGTTCGTGTGCAAAGTGAAAATGGAACAGGCGCTAATTGGTACATGTATGAAGGCCGCAGTCAAGGCGGTGCAGTCAATTATTGGGTTAATGGTAACGGTTTAATATATACAAATCAAGGCATCAAATTTAACGGCACGCAACAAGCTTCAGCCGATGCAAATACACTAGATGATTATGAAGAAGGAACTTGGACTGTAAGTCCTGTTAGGTGGACTTGGACTGGATCCAAAACAGGTTCTTATATTAAAGTTGGCCGTTTGGTACATATAAATTATGTAGTTGATGCTACAGGAATATCTTATACAGGCGCAGGTTCTGGATGGGCAATTGGAGGTTTTCCATTTCCTATTGATTCTGTTGCAATAGCTTCACTTAGTGAATGTACCGCTTTTACTGCCAACTTATATTTGGATAATATTGGTAATGAATTGTTTGGTCGAAATAGTTCTTTCACCGCAGGTGGTATTGGAACTGGCAGTAATTTTAATTCCTCTGGAAGAATTAAATTTACGGTAACTTATTACACATCATCTTAATATAACTACACCAGATTAGTGTAGTCGGATTTTTAAAAAGGAGAAGTAAAATGGCATTAACAAAACAGGTAATCATAGACAAAATCGAAGTAACCGAGAACGCCATTTAATTAATCCCAACCCTGCCTAGTCGCAGGGTTTTTACTTTGCCGCAATAAATTATTTGCATGTGATATACTACCACAATGATAGTCAAAGGCAAACTCAACCGTCAACAACTCCTCGCATTGGACTTTTTTGCCGATGCACTATTGACAAATCAACTTAAACGACATATAATTGTCCATGTGAGGTTTCGCAAAAGCATGGATTTTCTAGGTCTTACCGATGTTGAAGATTACAACAAATCAGGCAAACCTAGAGAGTTTCTACTTGAAATATGCCGTGGTCAGAGTGACAAGGAGATAATTCATACCCTTGCCCATGAAATGGTGCATGTCAAACAATATGCCTACGGAGAACTCAATGAACAGGCCACATACTGGTGTGGTAAGTTTTTTTCCAGGAATTTAAACTATCACGAGCAACCATGGGAAATAGAAGCCCATGATGTAAGTGATTTACTCATGCTACAATATACGGAGAAATATAATGTCAAGTGGTCGTGATGAAATGATGAGTAAGTGGGAAGATGAAGCAAGGTTTGAAAAAATTCAAAATGTGGCCGTAGAACTAGATGAATACTTGTTTAATGTGGCCGAAAAATATGAATTATCCGCCTCACAAATAAATGGCATATTCATGGCAAGAATTCTACGAATGAATATCGAATTGAAAAATGAGAACAATTTCTATAAACTATTAGAAGTTATTTTGCAAAAAGACCATGACCAATGGGAAAAAGATAGGAGTATTCACTAATGTTAAACGCTGTCGAAAGATTTCCAGGTGAAATCAAACAATTAGAAAATTATATCGAAATCCTTGAAAAAGAGGTCGAGAGGCTAAGAGAAAGGTGTGCTGAGTTAGAATCACAAGTTTATGGTGGGTCGACCAAATGATGTACCAACAAGAGATAAAATTTTTCTGGCCTTTAACTGAACAAATACCTCTTGACCTAAATTATGATGAATGTGAAAAACCTAATTTTTCAGTACCAATCGATACAAACGGCATAACCTATACAGTAGGCGCATGGGATACAGGAACGGTCAGTATCACCGCTTCCCATTTGAACTTAGATATAGATACTACTGTTGTCAAGGTTAAAGAGACACCTAACCTGTGTAGCCGTATAATCTATAAATGTTTGGGGTTAAAATGGGAGAAAAAATAAAAGTTATGTGGAATCGATTCTTAACTTTCTGTTTGAGTGGTTGTAGTGGTGATTGCAAACAAGGTCGATTACCATGCAATTGCAAAAAAGGAAAATATGAATAAGATAAAAGAATGGGTGTTGGGCCTATGTTTATTGGCCGCATCGCCATTTTTATTGTGTTTTACGATAATGGTGATGATATTCTTTAAGATGCCTATAATGATTTACATGTTATATAACGAAATCTGGCAAGAATATAAAGAGGAAAAAAGAAATGCCAAATAATTATTGGGGTGAACCTGATGATGAACCTTTGCCAGATTGGATGAATCCGAAAACATATCAAAATGGCGGTCAGCCAAAGAAAAAAGGTAAATCACTTGAACAGATTGCCGAAGAAGTATTGAGACAACCTGCGGTTCCCATTATAATTAGAGAACCAAACATTGGAAATGAAAATGAATAGTAATTATATTGAAGAATTGAGATTATCCCGTGAACTGGCCAAGGCGATAGGGCAAGAGATTGAATCGTATGGTCAGGTTGTACCACATTCTGTTATGGTAGCATATAAAAACCTACTACAACATTATGCGAGGGAAATTGAAGAAGGCGTTCAATGACCGCATATTCATGGAAGGACGCTGACCATGATTGTCATTATTACTTTAGAGATGAAAATGGCCTGATTGTAGGTCAAGTGCATAAAATTGCACACACCAAAATCTTTGTGGCGGTTGCAATAATCATTAATGAAGAAAAATACTTGGGTCGTTATGTCACACTAGAATTTGCCAAGACGGCAATTGGTAATTATTGGGACATACAGGATAGAACACTACTAGATTATGAAGCATGAGCAAATATTACAGGTCGTCATTAGGTTTCTCTAATGCCAACGACACCAAAGACTTCCTGACAGGCAAGGACATTGTATCAATTAACTTTGAATTAATTGAATCTTACAATGAACGGCTGATTGAGATATTCAGCCGTATTCAAACCACACTACCTTACCCACAACAAAACTTTGAGAGAATTGTCCTTGAGGCTTATCATACGATACTGAGCCATGATATTCTCTATTCACTTTCAAATCACGGCAGAGCACCTGAATTAGTCTATTATGTGTGGATGCAAGGGCATTTGTCCTCTACGCTATTCAAACCATTGCTCGAAGAAGAATTGAATTGTGTATTGAGCCAGAATGGTGCTGACGACCTATCGAATCCTGATACATTCTCCCGCAAGTCCGACCCTGACTTGGTCGACCATGAAAAGAAAATCTATGTGGAAGTGCAGTCGGGTTTCAAAGGCGGTAAGATTGACATAAAGAAGTCTAAGGTCAAGACCGATGCCGAATACACTTATTATATCGCCTGCTTTGATTGTTTTAATGGGCAATATGTCCTACTAAACACCGAAGAACTATTGACTTTACCAGCCGATGCGTGGTATAATAATCCACAATGGGAAGGCGCATTGTGTTATACTGTACCAAATGAGAGATTAAAAGAATGGAACAAACCCAACCTATTCAACCGAACAAATTAAAGTTGGAAAACGATACACTATTGTTCGCCATGCTTGGCAGTAAAGAATTGGTCGAGAGGTGGTGGCATAGTCCCAATAAAGGTTTTGATATGGCGCACCCGGCCGATGTTGACCCAATGAGAGTGCAACAATATTTGATTAGTAAGGCCTATGGAGAATGGTAATGGATGATTATTTTGATGAGGACGGTTATCCGACTGCCGAGGCATTGCATAAAATCACCAAATGGGATTATGCTGATATCGAAGGTTGTTTTGCGTTTATGCGGCACCTATGGGCCTATGATGATTATTGGCGTGAAGAAAAAGTATCCGAAGATAATTACACCGGTATGCAATATGATACGCCTCGCCAAAGATATTTCATTTCGACCGCAGGATGGTCTGGAAATGAAGATATTATTCGAGCATTTCAGGAGAATCATTTACTGTGGGCGCTGACATGGGTTCAATCTCGCCGTGGTGGTCACTATATTTTTGAATTGAGGAAATAAAATGAATAACTATCAAATACATGCAATGACCGAATTTCGAGCCGCAAAGTGGGTTGATGAGAACGGCCGATATTGTGATGAAATGCAGGAATTAATCTGTAAACATGTAATGAAACTGCTTGATGTATTTGCGGACGAAGGACATTCTGGTTCTTCCGCACCTTATGCCATTAACCTATTTCAGAAATTGGCCAGTTTTGAACCCGTAGTGCCATTGACCGGTGAAGATTGGGAGTGGGTCGAAGTGGGTGATGGCATGTATCAGAATAAACGATGTAGCCATGTATTCAAAAGAATTTCCGTATGTACCAAAGAGAGAATATGTCTTTGAACCGACCGATGAATTTCCGAATGAAGTGTTAAAATGAGTATATTACAGGCCGCAATTGATAGTTTATGGTACTGGACTTATGGAATAATCGTAGGTTGGGGTGCATCATTTACGATTGCCGTGGGCCTGATTATACTATTGTTTGTCAAATACCTCCGCCTCCGTCAGAGAGTAATTCAATTAGAAAACCGATTGATTTCCGCTGAGAGGGATTTCAGCCTGTATATCAATAAGGAAAGAAAATGAAAAATGTCGAATTAAGGTGGGTTGCCAAGAGAATATCTCCGACCCATAAGTCAATGACCTTGCAGTATAGAGTATTTAAAGACCATGGCGGTCCCTATGAAAACTATTGGTGGTCCGAATGGATGACCGTACCAACTTATGATGAAGAATTAGAAAAGGCGGCCGAGAATATGTCCGACAAAGGGTATGAGATAGGCACCGAGGAAGGGTATAAAGATTTTGATAAGAAAAGGAACTATAACTATGACCAATGAATATGTCAAAGAAGCACCCTATCATCCAGGCTATGAAGATGCCGTGGTAGATGGAATTGTCACCAACTGGATTACTGAACACCTTGAGTATAAGCAACGCCATATGAATACGGCCAAGAATATCGTAGAATTCATTAAAGAATCAAATAGGACAAAGAAATGACCTTTGAAGAATGGATGTATGAGATAGAGAACTATGGCACCCGTATGGAAAGGTTCTTATCGGAATGGGACAATGGCATGTCCGACAAAGATATAATGAAGTGGCTTCAAGCCGCATATGAAATGGGAGTTGAACATGCTTTAAAGAATAGAATAGACAATGAGACTATTTGAAATTGCTTATCCTGACGAGAATAATAATGATATTGTAGAGATACTGACCGAAGAGGAAGTATTAAAGTCCTACTATGATTATTGGTGTTCCCGTATGAGGGAGATAGGTAAAGAATCAGAGATAAACAAAGAATCCTGTATAGAGGATTGGAAGATAATCCATTGGGCATTAGAGATAAGAGTACCGATATGAAAGTTCCGACACGGGTTCGAAACGATTATTCCAACAAAGAATTTGAGAATAAATTACACACCTTTTATAATTCCAAAGAATGGAAAGAACTGAGAGAACAAGTCAAAAGAGAATTGACCCCCATGTGTCCCGTTTGCGGTTCCGAGAACAATCTTCATGTAGACCATATACGACCTATCCGTTATTTTTTCGAAGATAGGCTGAATAAAGATAATCTACAAATATTATGCGGCGACTGTAATTTAGAGAAAAGTTCCATGCTAAATTGGTCACTCAAATGGCATATAGACAATAAGAATATGCTAAGAAATGAGAGAATCAGTATAGCATTAGAAATTCATAGAAAACAACAAAGGCAAGATAATCTCCATGCCAATAAAGGACTGGAAGAATGGGAAAAAACCGAACTCACCGCATGTTATCATAGTTACCTTTCCCGTTGTAAAAGTAAGAGTATTCAACCTATATCCAAGTATGATTTAAGATGCTACATAGAGAGCAATATGAGAGGAAGTGGCGATAGTCCGTGGAGACATGTCAATTCCATCAAACTGAACATATTCCGAGTATAGGTTTCCGATGCCAAACCAGTATAAATTAAAACAATGTCCCGTATGTTATAGTGACCATCGTAAAAAGGGCGTATTCTGCTCTCAGTCTTGTGCCAATTCTACTCGCCAACAAACCACCGAGACCGTAAAGAAGATAACGAAGTCCGTCAATGAATATCAGAACTCACCAGAGGGTCTCGCTAATGCTCAGAGACAATCACTCAGGGCTTCGGCGATGCGTAATGATGAACCGATGCCTGTTACAATAGAAGATTTTGCAGTAGACCTTCCAGATTTTCCCGAACTCCCAGAGGGATACGACCACGCTGAAAAGTGGTGAAACCCGCCCTCGACCACCCTTCCAGTATACCACAGAACCACCGAAAAGTCAAGTGATACCGCTGTGCGACTGTTGCTTTCCTGCAACACCTAACGGAATCAATAGGTTAGCAGAGGCTTGACAATATCCTCATTTAGGCATATAATGGCTACATGATGAGAAAAAAGCGCTCAGACCGGAATTATGTTCTCTATGCAATAACAGCGGAGACTGGCGATTCCTATATTGGTCTTACTGTTGCACAAGGTCAGGCTTTTCTGCGGTCTGTAAAGGTGCGGGTACAAAAGCACCTAAGCAGAGCCCGTAAAGAGAACCACGACTGGACTCTCTATTCTTTCCTCCGTGAGAATCCCGAAGTTGAATTGAGTTATGAGGTCTTAGAGGTGGTGCGAGGACGGAAGCCTGCGTACCAAAGAGAGCGAGAGTTAATCGCTGAGTTTGAACCGAATTTGAATACATTTTAAGGAGTTATCATGGGTTGGAATAAAGAAGGAAGCACTATCAAAGCCGTCTATTGTGGCGTAGTCTTTTCTGGTGTGGTACTAGAGTCCCGTGTTAAGTATGGTGGTAAAGTGCAGTATAAAGTGGCGGCTGCGGAATCAATATATCTTCCGTTCAGCGATACGCCACGGGATATTGTGCTGATTGATGATGATGAAATTATTGCTGACTATGGAGTAATGAATGCCTACGCTTGATGAAATAAACGACCTATGCCGGGAAATTGCTGAAGAAACCATGGAAGATGAGGTCGCAGCCCTGGTCGATAAACTAGAGGAAGCGGAACTTGATGCATATATGTTAAGTCTCGGTCCACGGGCTTTTGGGCCTGACCCTGGTGGTGACGATTGTGACGGCCTGTTCTATTGGGACCTAAAGTAAGTGAACACTAACTTGCCTGTTGTATTCCTGCAACAACCACAAATAAATGGTTCCTGCTGGTTGACAATTCGGCATTCCTATGAGATACTGTCCATACTGATTGATTAATTGTAAAGGAAAAAATATGTCGAACTTCACTTTTGCTTGTGCTTCTGTTAACGGTCTTACATTGGCTCAGAAGCGAGAAACCATCAAAGCTCTCCGCGAGTCCATTAAATCCGAAGTTGCTGCTCGTAAAGTTGCTAAGGCTGCTGATAAAGCCGCTAAACAAATTGCTCGTGAAAACAAAGCGTATGACCGTGCTGCTAAGAAAGCCGCTCGTATCGCCAAGTTGGAAGCCAAACTTGCTGCTCTGAAGAACCCTGTTGGTACTGCTGCTCGCAAAGCCGCTAAGAAACCATCCAAAGTAACCGTCTTGAAAATGGCTGCTTAATTTAAAGGAAAATCACTATGATGCTCGTTATTCGCACACAATACATGGAGAACTATGGCGCCCACGATTGGGATGGTACAGGTGAATGTCCACAGTATTGGAAGATGAAAGGCGGTAGCGAGTATAAAATCACCAATGTTCCGCTGAATATTGATTACCAAGAGGTGGTCTCTATGGCCAATGTGGAAACGGACAATGA